ATGGAGGAAGAAAAAAACAAGCCGTGGTACGACGCATTTTACGGGAGGGACTCTAAAAAAGTTATTGTGACGCACCTGCGCGGCCTTGAGCCCGAGGACCGCAAGCTGGTGGAGCAGTACCTGGACTTCAAGCGGGCCAAGGACGGCATCTCCTGGATACGCTCCGAGAAGATTGCGTACAGCGTTGCCACGTGGAGGAAACGGGGCTTCCTCGCGAAGCCGTTCAGGGAGGCGACGAAGGAAGACATCATCGCCGCCATAAACCGCCTTGAGGAATCCGATTATGCGTGGAATACAAAAACGGATTTCAAGAAGCTCCTGAAGTACTTCTATACCTGGCTGGAGGGCGAGGACCAGATGATCGCGCCCAAGAAAGTCCGCTGGATCAGGATTACAAAGCAGCGGAGCAAGAAGGAGCCCTACCGCCCTCCGACTGACGAGGAAATGAAGCGGATGCTCAAAGCGGCCGCGTCTAATGAATTCCCGGAGGCGATGCTGCCCATCGTCGCCATACTCGGGGAGATGGGCGGCAGGATAGGCGAGGCCGCGAATGGGAGGAAACTCTGGGACATAATAGACACGCCCCAATCGGTGAAATTCGCCATCACCGGAAAGACGAACGACAGGAAGCCGCCGCTCGGCTGGTCCCTTCCATATCTCCGCGCCTACCTGAACCGGCACCCGCGCAAGGACGACCCCTCCGCCCCGCTCTGGATAGGCAAGCGCGGGAAGACTATGAAGTACCAGATGATATGGCGCTACTTCAAGAAAATCGTGAAGAAGGCCGGCATAGAGCGCAGGGTGTGGCATCATCTGCTGAGGCATTACTCCTGGACGGCCATGACCCGGGCAGGGATGCCATCAAGCATAAATGAGTCCTACCATGGCCTCGTGAAGGGCTCCAAGCAGAGCGCAGTGTACGACCATACTGATGAGGACGACGCGGAGAAATACGTCCACGCGATCGCTGGGATAAAAGCGATGCCCAGGAACGAGGTAAATATGGAGATTCAGCCCTGCCCCAGGTGCGGGATGCAGAACGGCTTTAGCATAACAGAATGCCAGCGGTGCGGCCTGGTGCTGAACCCGAAGGACCTGGAGGACTTCGAGAAGAAGCGCCTGGACGCCCAGAAGGAGGCTTTCAAGGGCCTCCTGGACGAGATACTGGAGGAGAAGGGCATCACTGGCGGCAAGGCAGGGAAAAATCTAAAAAGGCCGGACTAGCTTATTATCCTCCATGGGGGACGGAATCCGCGAATTCTGTGTATGTTCTAAAACAGAGAGGGACGCCGCTTTTTCAAGGTTCAGGAACGATGTGGGACGTGAGCCGCGGGACCGGTATGACTTCTTTGCATGCGCGCAGCTGGTGCTCTCGGAACAAAAGGGATCTCCTAGGGCGGAACTATACGAGGAGCTCATTTCTGCCTTGGACGTCTCCAGTGAAAGTTAACCTGGCTGTACTGGAGCTGCGGCAGGTTTTGGAGGCCCAGAGTCCCCTTTGAAGTAGTAAGCCACAGCCATGCCGAAAAGCAGCCCTATGGTATCCGTAGGCTTCTCTATCCACTCACAATTAGGCACTCCTAATACTGCAAGTGCCATCCTAGCCCCAACCATAATGACATAGAGCAACGCCAAGACTATGGGGAGGTGCTCCCTCGGCTTAAATTCCATAACTAACCTGTCGCGAAGCGGGCGCCCGTTCCGAGCATGATTCCGAGTAATGGGTACCCAACCGCGCTCAGGAACGTGGCTGCGATGTCTTCCATGGCATGCACCTACGCGTACCTGGCCAGCTTCAGGAGCTTGTCCTTGAGGCTCATGGGCCTACCAGCTGGCTCTTTTAACGCGGCCTGGACATCCGTAAGGAACGCTATCGCGGCCTGGATGCACGCTATGGCCAGCGATGACTTGGTGTCCGGAGAACCATTCGCCGCCCAGGTTGTCAAAAATACCAGTGCAGCGCCAACACATGCTTTGACCAGAACTCTCTGCCAATCCATATTCTCATTCCCCCTTCATAAGCACGGAGAAGGTGAGCGCCCCGAGCGAGGTCAGGTATATCTCCCTGTCCAGGGTAAACCTTCCAGTCTGCTTTCCGTCCTGCAGCACCGGCTTGAAGCATCCAGCAAGTTTAGGATTATCCCCTATCATCTTGCTCCGGGTCGCCACGTCCATCATGATGTCGGACTGGTCATAATGGACAGCAAAGCCGGCCTTTCTTGCAAACTCTTTGAAGCCCTCCGCATCCTCCATCAGGTGCGCAATCTGCCACGCGCTCGCGTTGAAAGAGCACTTGCGTACCTCAATATCCATCTCCTTGAGTTCTGTTTCCAGAGTCATGCTATCACCGTATGCGCGTAAATTTCTTCCAGTACTCCTGGATGAGCGCGTTCTTGCGTTCCGAGTTCTCTATTTCCACGGGCCCTGCGGGCGCCCGCGGCTGCCCGTTAAACATGGCCAGCGCCTCGGGCTTTATCTGCCCGGCGTGCTGCCAGTTCTGCAGGCCGTTATCTATACCGTAAACGGAGCCGGCCAGTGGGATTGGCTGAACCGGCTCCTCTTCGAGTGTGGCCTCGAAGACGTACCAGCCAGAGCTTTCCGGATTTCCGAACGCATCCTGCGCGTCTTTTGGGGAATAATAGACTATCGGGAATGCGTGGTATCCGAAAGAAGTGGGCCCGACTGCCAGGAAAACTTCGGACGGGGATATCCCAGCTGCACGTGCGAACGTGACGAATAGGATACTTGAATCTTCGCAGTCCCCGCGCTTCCTATAGTATGTATCCAGGGCTAGCTGCCAGTTGTCGCCGCGGTCGTATTCGTATTTCCTGGTGTCCTGGCTGCAGACGAACTTCCAAATGGCCATGAGCTTCTGGTGCCTGCTCAATTTCTTCCAGCCGCGCGAGCTCACAATCCCCTTGTGGAATTGGAAGAGCGCGTATATCTCTCTGGCATCGGAAAGCAACGCAGTATCCATTCCGTCCTTGGTTACAAATTGCCTCCTGGGAAGGTATGGATAGCTGCCTTCCTGCAGGAAGTCTGGAAACGCACTCTGCGGCTCCCCGGTCAGCGCGAGCTCAGCCTTGAGGGATTCGATTGCGATTTCCCCCTCCCGGACGCGCATCGTCCAGCCGCTCATCTGCCGGAGCAATTCCGACCTTTCGGCTGCGAGCTCCACAATCTTGGCCGCCTTTCCGTTCTCGTCCTTGGAGAGTTGATAAACCATGTCGTTGAGCTCCATGGTCTTCCGGATGAGCTGCTCTTTTTTCGCCCTTTCGTTTTCGATTAGATTAGTGAGCTCGAGCTCAGTGCTCCCGTTTATCCGATTCCACAATTTACGGAGGTCTTCGAGCATAAGCCCCAATCCTTACGGCATATTTATATCCTTTTTGCCGAGTTTGTGCGTGCCTTTGAACCTGTCAAAACGCCTCTTTTCTTCATCTGGTCGTGCCTTCTGTTTTTCGGAAAAGGCCATCTTTTTACGGAGATATTCCTCTAGATGTGGCTTCCATGCGTCTCCGGCTATCATGTCCGGCCCATAGTTTATTTCCTCATGGACGTTAATCCCGTTCAGAATATATTCGAACTCCACGTGGAGGCCATGCGCGCGCTCTTCGACATTCGTTATCTGGTATTCGATATCAGCCATAATCTCACGTCCCTATCTCCTGCCCTATGTAGGTTATTTTCACTTCCCCCGATAGAAATGCGATGCTCGTGCTTGGGTACATGTTGACGTACTGCCATCCTATTCCTCCGCTTTTCACTCCGGCAGTTATGTCAACTTCCGCGCTCTGGTAGCCCACGTTTCCGCTTGCGCTGAGGACGTTCGCGCCGTTCAGGTCTGCCTTAAGCGTCAAGGATACCTCGCTCCCAGGTGCATAAACGCTTCTGGTGAGGGGGTTCTGGTGCTGCGGATTCACGATATTAGCGGTTCCATTTCCGCTCGCCCCTCCAAGATTTGCATAGGACGCGTTAGAAGTCTTCGCCGCGATGCTATGCTTGTGGCTTTTTATCGTATGGAGATATCCGCTAAAATATTTGGTGTTTGCATTTGGGACTTGGACTTGCAGATAGAGAGGCCCTGACGAAGTAGAATGCTGGATTGGAAAACGAAGAAACATAGCGCCAGTTCTCGGTATCGGGTCGGCATCATTTTTGGTGGTTAGAGACCTGAGATATACAGGATATCCAGAAGAGGAAGGAAAATAATCGCTTCCTGAGAGTATGCGGACATAAGCCGTGCTACTGCCCGTAGATGAATCTATCAGATCAAGAATATTTACGAATGCCTCTATTGCCTCATCAGTATTCCAATCTGCCCCAGCCAGCGAAGCAACGGTATACCAACTACTTGAAGTAGTATTTGCGCTTGAAAATGAGTTGGCTGCATGTATCGCGCTTCCGACACTCTCGCTTATGGAAACCCCGCTTGTCTGCGCCGCGACAAGATGTGTATGCCCCGTATCGTCATACGTTCCTATCGCGTGCCCGGAATGCCCTGAATCGGATGTGGTCTGCGCCACCAATCCGGTGTTCCCGTCCACATCATAGACCACCGCCTTGCGCGTCATCGCGAAGGTCGCCGTGAGTATGTCGGCGGTGCTTGCTATCTCAGCCGGAAGCTGGAATTTCAACTGCTCCGGGGTTGTGGAGTTGCAGTTCCCCTCCACCTTGACCGTGATGGTTTTTATCGAGCCTTGCGAAACGCTGCCGAGCGCCTCAGTCAGAGAGTTGTTCCTTTTCAGGAAGTCCTCAAACTGCGCCTTGCGCATCTTGGAATCGTTGTCTATGGCCTCTATGATTAGTTCGTCCGCGGAGCCGGCCAGCGTACGCGTTATCCTGGATATCCTAAGCGTGGCTGAACCCTTCTTCGGGTCCCTGAGCGTTATCGCATCGCCTATCTGCACGTTCGCCATTATGTCCGTGGTGCTGAAGGCGGCATTAACTATCGCGGACGTGTTCAGGAAATCCAGCAGGTTCTGCGCGACGGTGTTGGCCTGCGAGGTGGATGCTATGCTCGGGTCGGTGAAGATCCTTGTCTTGTTTTTTGCCTGGTCCGTTCTGTCGTAGTCGGCATGCGTGGCCGTGCCCTGTATCTGTGCCGAGCCGTTCCCCTTCCCGAGCACCACTATCTTGTAAACATTCCCGGTCTGGCTGTCGCGCTCCCAGTTGGTTATGTGGGCGTTGTACGCGGAATCAAATTGCGCGACAACCGTGGCGCTTCCGACCCTTGATTTAATGTCTATGCTCTTGTCTGTGTTGTCCTTCCAGTCGTATTTTGCATATTTAGCGAGGTCCTTTATGCAATCCAGCACGGTCTTGTTTTCAAATCTTATGCTCACCGTGCCGAAGTTGTTGATGGTGCCGGCCGTAAGCCCGGTGTTCGTGAGCACGTCCGCGCCTATTACGTTGAATGCCTTGCTGTTGTACACCACCCTGAAGCCTGAGGACAGTGTCGCATCTTCCTGCGCGGCGTTGTCCACGTGCAGGTGCGTGTTATGCGCGAGCACGGCGTACGAACTCCCGCGGATGGTCAGGGTGTTATTTACCGAGGAATATTGGTGGAATTTAACGAAGCCATAAAGCGAATTGCTCCACGAATCTATCCTGATTTCGCAATCGTCAACGAGCGCCGCCATCTGGGTGTCGTCAGGGTCGGCTATGATTATCTCGAACTGCCCGAGGTCGTTCAGGATTAGCATGCTCTTCGCATAGCTCCTGTTGAGTATCGGGATGAGGTTCGCCCCGCTCATGTATCCGATATCCCATCCAACTACGGCCATGTCACCATCTCCGGTTCGGGACTTTCACCGAGAATGTGGCGCCCCCGCTTCCTCCGGTGAACGTGCAGCTCATGGAGGCACCCGTCACGCTCTCCGCGAGTATTATCCTGTTGCCTCCACATATCCCAGTTTCCGTTGTGCCCACGTACGCGTGCAGCCCGTAAAGGCCGTTGCTTTCGAGCACGTCCTGGTAGATGTCCAGGGTTGCTCCGGATGCAAGCGTGCCCGTCCAGGTAAGGGATACGGAGCCGTACGTGATTGTGAGGGTGGTTATCGCGGTGCCTGTTCCGTTCACTATGGAAAAAATCGGGAAGCAGTACGCGGTGCCTGAATTGGCGATGCCGGTCGCGGTGCGCGGGCTTGCTCCGCTCGCGCTTGAATACGTGGTTAAACCCTCGGTATAAACGAATGGGTCGGCCGCATCGAACGTGAGTATGTACGGATATCCTAGGGGGTTGGTTGCGAACCTGTTCTCACGATAAATTCCGTTCCTTACTAGGATGTATTCTGTCGCGCTCACATAGAGCCGCTGCATCAGGTTCTGCGCCTTGCCATCCGTGCCGACTTTTGTTTTTGCGGCCTGTGCCGCGAGCCCCTTTATGTCCGTTTCGCTCCAGAAAACGCCCTCCACGTTTACCTGGATGCTCTGCGTGCCCTGGTCGATAATGAGCGGGTTGTCGGTGTACGGGATGGGGCGCACCATCTTTAGTTTCGTGACGAGCCTTTCGTATGTGGCCGCCCCGGTGTTGGCTGGCCATGTGAAGCCTGTGAGTGCGGCATAGGATGCACCCGTCCCGAGCTTCCATTCTCCGGTCAATTCGTCACCCCGCCTTGCCCTCCGCTTATCACTATCTGGTCCCTACGCTGGCCATCCTGGTCGAGTATCTGGATTAATATATAGCCCATCGCTCCGCCAGGGGTTTGCTGCTTGGCCGAGAAGCTCGCACCGAAGCTCTCCAGGGATTTATTATTCATGCCAAGCAGGCTTCCAGCCCCTCCGAGTATATCCGAGATGCCTGTCGCGTCCAATATGCTTGATATTATCGGGGTTGTCACGCTTGAAATCGCGCCTGCGGTTCCAACCACCGCTTCAGTTCCGTACCCCATCGCGCCTCCGACCACCGGGATGTTTCCGACTACATCGGCTATGCTCTGCTTCTGCGCGTCGCTCACAAAATCGCTGAACGCATCATGGGCTGCCATTATCGCAGCCGTAAGTATAATCAACGGGGCTGCCGGTCCGAAAGCGATTGCCATAGCAGCCCCTCCAACGCCCTGGATGCCAAGCGCGAGCCCTGCGAGATTAAGCAATCCTATTGCGGCGCCAACCGAAAGTATGCCAGCTGCGAGGCTTGCGGCCCATTTATTCTGCTCTAGGAAGCTGGCCACGCCCTCAATAGTGCCTGCGAATGCAGTCATAGCGGGCCCTGCGGCGCTCCCTATAGCCTCTGATATGCGGAAGCCGGCTATCTCCAGCTGCGCCATCTGCCCCGCGAGGGAAGGGGCTGTGGCAGCTATAGCGGTGAGGGCGCCCAGAGCCCCAAGCCCGAAATTCTTGAAGGAATCTCCCATGTTTTTAGCGGATTTCTCCAGCCGGTCGGTGTCGAAGTACACACGCTTGGTGTTCTCATCAATCCGGCGCAGGTACGTGTCCAGGTTCATGTACCCGGAGCCGAGCCCGATGTCCATCCGCATTATCGCCATGCTTATCTACCCAGTTTGTTTCCGATTGCATTCAGGTGCTTGAACAGCACGTCCCAGCGCTTGTTCTCCCGCATTTCCTTTGAAAGCTGCACCGCGATTATCGTTTCCGCGTCCATTACTGAAAGCGCATTTAGCTCCGCATAGCTCACCCCTGCACGAAGCAATATCGCCCTCCGGTATCTGGAATTGGCCTCCGGGGTGGCCGTCATGCCGCCCCCCAAGGCCCGCATCAGTTTTTTGCGGTGTCACGGGCGAGGCCCTCCTCTTCTTCAATCGCAGCCATGATTTTCCTCACGACTCGCGAGGAGAGGCTCAGCAATAGCGTGTCCAGCTGCTCAGGAGGGAACGGATGCTTAACGATGCATTTCCTCAGCTTCTCCTGGGTGTAGCGCACGTTGTCGAACTTGATTTGCCGCGTGGAGTTGTCTATGGTCGTGCAGTTATCCCGCATGCGCTCCAGCTCGGTCCAACCTGGCAGCTTTATGCCTATCACGACCTTCCCGAACGAAGTATCAAATTCTACTTCCTTGACTTCGTCCTTGGCAAGAAGTTCCCTCCAAGCCGCCTCTTTTTTTGTTAGGTCATTTTTTCCTATTTCGTCTTCCATGTCACACACCTCATATCACTTCTGTCGCGCTGCATCCGAGTGCGCGAACCTGAATGTCTTCCTCTACCACGTTGCCCTGCTCAACGGTGCCCTTCCAGTTGTCCACGTAGATGTTGGAAAGCACCGCGTAGATGTACCTGGTCCCATCGGTGAGGTTAAGGCGCATTGATGCCACCGCTGTCGGTGTCCCGGTGCTCGGGGTTGTCGAGCCCGTCCCCCCGTCCAAGAACTTGTCCATCCAATACGAATCCACGGTGCGCGCCCTTATCGTGCCCAAGAACTCCCTGGTCTTCCATATTCCCTTTCCGAGCCGGCTGCCTATTTCGTAGTAGTTCTCCGCGTGGTTCAGGATGTTCCATTCCGCTGAAACTATCTCTGCGAACGGGGTGCTGCCATATTCAAGCGCGCCGTTGGAGAAATTGTAAATCGCGTCCGAGCTCGGGATGATGGTCTGGAAGGTCGTGCCCTTCTTTATGGTTTTGGCTATGAAGCCCATGCTGGCTGTCACTTCTTCCTTTTCTGCAACCCTGAACCTCGCGGATTGGCACATGCTCCCGAGGTATCGCACCGCCCTATCGGTTGTTCCAAGCTCATGCCCGACTTCATAAGTGAGGGAAGCCGGCGCGTTAGCCACCGCATACGCGTATGGGGAGCCTGAAGTCCCAGAACCTGTCCGAGCCCCGAGCACGTGCTTGAGGAATGTGCCGTTCTGCACCTTGAAGGTCGTTTCAAAAGAGGCCTCCAGGATGCCAGCCTTCACCTGCAGCGGAGAGCGCCCTCCGCCTATCCCGTAGTGATAAACAAGATTGTTTTTCAGGTCCTCGGAGATTGATTTCCCGATGCCGTGCGTGCTCGTCACGGTCAGCCCGGTATCATCAGCGTAAGTCGCCTCTTCCGCATACGCCCCATAACTGCTCAGGTCCGCCAAGATTGCCATATCATCATCCTCCATGTGCTGCGTTGGTCTTCACCAACTTGACCGAAATAACCCATCTCCAGAGCCGCTGGTCGCGCACTCCTGAGAAGTTCTGCACCGAGATATCAGGTTCCATGAATTGGTACCCGGTTCCAGGAGTGTTTAATGTCGTTTCCAATACGCGCAGCGCCTCATCGCGCACCTTGATTGCATGCACCTTGGTCTGCGCGCTCATTATGTCAAGCGTCACGTGCGATTCCCTCCAGGTAAGAGCAGCGCCTATCCCGTTGGACTTCCGGCTTTCCGGGCTGTCCTCATACAGTTTTATGAAGTCCTGCGAACTTGCGTCTATGCGGGTGGCGTTATTCGTATCCTTGTCGTCCTGGGCGTTTACGAAAATGGGGACTTTCCCGTCCGTATTCGCCTTCAGCCAGTTAGCCGCAAGGAGAGTTTTCATGACCGCAACCGCTTCCGCCATGTCAAATTCACCTGCCTGCCATATGAAGTTCTGTCCGAGCCGCGATAATCGCGTCCACGCGTTCCTGCCACTTCTTCACTTTTGCATCCAGCACCATCTGGCTGCCGCCCTGCGGAATCATGTAGCTCCTGTCGTCCGAGGTCGCGAGGTCTATGGCGACCATCTTGGAGGCCAACTCCTCTATGTCCCCAGGCACGGACGCCTCCCCGTACCGGTATTTTATCCGAACAGCCCTGGTCTGGACCGTCCCGTAATAATCATTCAGGTACAGGATGCCCTCGGAATTGTCTAGCCACCAGTCGCTCGCGCGGCCCTCTGTTTTTGCAGTGAGGTAGTCCGTATATGCGCTCCCGCTCCACACCTGCAGCGCGTCCCCGGATACAGATGCGATATTTTTGACGCTCCTGTGGTTGAGATAAATCGGAAGCCCGGCCGCGACCTTATGGTCCAGGGAAATATCGTAATACTCATAATCCGGAGAAGCTGCATCCGCCCCGTTCTCGCTCATGGAATACCTGGTGCGCCATGCGTGCCCGGTCTGATAGTCAATCGCGTCTTCGGTGCGTTTTATCATCTCCAGGATTTCGGTGATTGTGGGGCGTGTGTCCCCTCCGAATTGCGTCACGCGCATGAGCGAGGCAATCTTCGCAGGAGTTGTGTATGTCGGCGTATACGTGCCCTGCGTTATTGCGTCCGTGAGGGCACCGGTGGCCCCGCTTACCGAGTTTTTCGGCTGGATTTTATAGAAGTGGTTCGTGCCGCCGGTCTCGTCCCAATATGTCGTCACCCAGTACCCGTCGGCATCCTTGGCCGTCACCGTGGCTATTGTGGAATACGTCCCGCCCAGGGATGTGGCTCGCTGCACCAGGAACTGGTCCCAATCCGCATCCGCCGGAGGAGTTGTCCATTCTACATATTGTCCCATCAGTATCCCTCATCGCTGCGCGAAGTGACGTCTCCGCCAACCCGCGCGGACTTTATGTCCCCGCTCACCATGACCCCGTTTACGTCCCGTGATACCCGCACCATGCGGAGCTTGGCAGGGAAAGCGTAATCTGCGAAATCCGAAAGCGTGAACGTGTCAGCATCAACCAGGCTGAACGTGAACGTCCATAGGTCGGTTGGGTTCAGCGTGTCCGCGGCCTCAACGCTGAACGTTTCCAGGTCAGCCTCGGACATGGTGAATGTATCATCGCCCGTCACAGTGAATTTCTCTATGTGGGCCTCGGAAGGCGTCACCGAATCCGTTCCCTGGAACGTGGTGCTTGGCACGTGGCCTTCCCCCAGGGCGAAGCCATCAGAATAATGTGCCTCAAAAGATATCGGATACGCCTCTGTGAGTGTGGTCGTATCTGCGACCTGCAGCTCCAGCTCCTCGTTGTCGTCCTCCCCGAGCGAAATTGTGTCGGCCCCGACGAAAACTGGCGCGTACTCCGAATATTCTGAAAGCGCCAGCCCATCTGAATCGGCTATTGTGACGCTTGCCACCCAGGCCTCCGTGAGCGTTGCGGTATCATCCCGCTGCATGTGTATTTCCTGGCTTAGGGTTTCAGCAAAAGATATGCCTTCCGGTACGGTGTCTGTGAAGTCAAAATAGATTATTCCTCCACCACTCCTTTCCGGCACATCATCACCCGTTCTCTATGCTGATATTGAAATTCCTCGGAAATATATCCGTCACATTTTCTATCAGGAACCAACAGTAAAGATAATTGCTCTCCCCATGCGCAAGGGTTGAGTTGGAGAAGTTCTTCATGTCTGTTGTCACGTTTATAGCGCTCCCTGAATTATTCCCCATGCCACATAATAGAGATGCGGCGTTCCACGTGGAATTTGTTTTTATGGCCGAAAAGTTAGAAGCGGTGTCCCCGTTGTTTATATTCTTGAGGATGGGCTGGTCGGTATTGTTGTTCTGGTGATTTGGGGCGCATAGGTCCGGGAAGTTGTCGGAGCACCTGAAAGTCATCTGATTATCCTCAGTATCGAATAATGTCCAGGCCGCACCATCCCAGATATATACCAACGTGCCAACTCCGGTCACGCTCCCGCCACCCTTAAGCGTTATGGCGCTCGGCGGGTCTATTGGGAGCAGAAGCGATATGTTGTGCAGCTTGGTGCTGCCGGTGTAATCTGATACGTTGAGCACCAGGGTGAAGTTCTGGTCCTCGAATATCCTTACGGCATTATAAAGCACATTTTTGGAGGTGTAGTTTCCCTGCGCTATGTCCACCTCCAGGACTGGCCCATCGTTTTCCGTCCAGTTGAGCGGTATGTCCCCGGCAATTATTGAGAGGTTGTATTTCAGGGCGCTTTGGTTCTGGTTGATTATTATCGCGGTGAAATTGTACAGCACGGTCACGTTGCTGTAATTTTGGTTTTCCACCTGGATGAACATCGCTACTGGAGGCATGGGCAAAACCGAGAACGAGTACGTGGAGCTCGCCACGGAATTGAAATCATCCCAGCATGTCACGCTCCAATTGTGGTCGGTTGCAGAAAGCGTCTTGTTGACCGATGTCGCGGTGTTGTTCAGCGAGGATATCGAACTTTGATTAAGAACCCCATCTAGGGTCAGGTTTGCATAAAGCGTTCCGTTATTTCCAGTGCACGTCCAGTTGAGCGTGAATGCGGTCTGCCCGGTTGGGAATATCGTGCCGTTCTCTGGGGTGTTTAGCATAACCGATGCTTGGCTTGCCACAACAAATCTTCCTGAGTACCCCTTGCTGCACTGCCCCTGCAAATCGCACGCATCCACGGAAATATAATAGAATCCGTTCGCAACCTCTGATACATTCACGCTATAATTGAGGTACGGATAATTGTTTTCTACCACGGTGGAAACGAACGCCTGGTTTATATCAAGCAAGGAAATATTGTAGCTGCTTATGTTGTACCCATTAGGAGAAACCGCCTGTGAGTACTGCAGGTCGATATACAGAGTCTTATTGTAGAAATCTCCCTTGGACGGTGATGTTATCTCTGGGGACGTTGGCGGGAGGTCAGTAAACTCCAGGGTGTCGTTCCTCTCAGCACTTGTTTGCGCGTCTACTGATGCGTAATAATAAAACGTATCATTCTGGGCGAATTGGTACAGTTCCATGTCGAACGTCCCATTTATATCGTACCACGTGGCCCCCGAATTTGTAGATGCCTGCGCGGCTCCGGCCCTGGTTATATTGGGGGCATAGTACGCATTCCAGCTCCCGTTGTCCCCGGAGCGGAATACTATGTAAGAAGTCGCGCTGAATTGCACGTCGCCTACGGTATTGCTTGTGGTGTTCACGACCAAGGGGATTAGATAATGTGAGCTGAGTTCGCGGGTGTAATTGTAGGATGCCGCGGATTGGAGCCTATAGATTTCTGTGCAGTTGTTTGATGTGGCCGGATCCCCGGTTCCGCTTGAATTGCAGTAATAAAATATGCCTGCAAAAGATGGGGACGCGTTCCCCACGTAAACCGAGATTATTGAGAACTGCCTGGCCGTCACGTTCTTGAACTCGGCCTTGACCATTATCTCGCTGGAATCAAGCAGGTACGCGGACTTGGATACGTTCTCCATGTCGTTCTCATCCATGTTGCTCGTTCCAGGGTAGATATTCGTCCTGTCTACCCTGAAAAGCCATGCTATCTGGGCCCCGCTTCCTGCGGTCATATTCGTGCCGCTCACGTTAAGCCAGCCGCATGCCTGGCTGCCATTTACGTATATGAAGCAATCCGAGGATGTTGAATTGGTCTTATAGAAAAGATAAGGGGTGGAGTTCGTAGCCGTAGTGTTGTACGTAATGTTGACCATGCCTTCTGCGAAAAGGTTTGTGGCCGTGATGTTGGATGTGTTTTGTGAAACAAAATATATAGGTTCATAAGAATACGCCACCGTTTCCCCAACCGAATAGGTCTGCCCGTACTCTGCGAGAATCCAGTCGTTGGTGGAGGCGACGTTTCTCACCCTAAATTCGTCAATTTGCCCAGCCATCGTCCCCCAATTCGCCTTAGTCCCAACCCCGCTCCCTATCACCATCTCTGTATTCGCCGTGGTTGCGAGCGTGGTCTTGTTCCCCTGCCCGATTATGGTTCCGTTCCTGAAGATGTACGCGGTGTCGTTGCTTCCCTGCCATCTTGTCGCGTAATGCTGGAAGGTATTGGTTGGGAATGCCCAAGCGGTGTTTTGGGCGAAAATGGTATAGGTTTCGTATCTCAGGGCAGTCCCGGTAAGATAATAAGAAAGCCCCCTCATCGTCAACGAAGCATACTGCCCGTACGCATATAACGCAGGAACCGTGCCGGTATTTGAGGAATGCTTGTACCAGACTGTTTCGGTGCTGTCTCCCTCTCCTGTCGGGTATCCTGTCATAGTCCCTGCGTTGTTCCAATAACAGCTGAACATACTCCCCCCCATGCCTCGCGTCCCGTTGGCAAAATTTACTACGCAAGTTGCATTATTAGAGGAGGAAAGATTTGCTCCCCCAGCGCTGTTTATCAGGGTGCCATTCTCCCCGAAGCTAAATCTAAATGTGTAGTTAGCCCTGGTCCACAACAAGGTTGGATTCTGCGTTGTGGACACAGATGGGTTTCCAGAATAAATCTGGACTATATCGCTCCCCCCCGCCGTGGTGTTCATTCCGAAATTTACCACTGTCCAGTTCGTGTTGCATGTGCCAGTATCTATTTCATAGAGAAGCTCTGTAGTATTGGTGTTGTCTATGGGCCGCAGATCCTGGCATGATGAGTTCATTTTCCCAGCTGAGATGAGCGCAGCGGTGTTTACTATGCAATAATACGGATATTCCGAAAGTGAAGAAGCTACATTTGTGTTCACTGTGCACGGGGTGGCATAGCCATATGATGAGTTCCACCAACTGGAGCCCACGCCCATGAGGCATAGGAAAAGGAGCATCCCTGCCATGGACTTTGCTCGCAGTGCCGCCATAAGGCCTGCCGCAACAGCACATTCCTTTACTTCCACATACACACCTACGACACTGTTATCTGCCACGTGATTGTGAGCGTATCGCCCACTATGACGTTGTGGGGCCCGATAAGCTTCCTGGAGAGCATGGTGCCACCCACGGAATTGTTCAGGAGCCCGGCCTCAGCTATCGTTTCCACGAGCGTTGAAGTGAACGTGGTCTCAAATTCAGCCACGTTGCCGGCCACGGAATTGCTTGATGCCTGGCGATGCGTTTCGGTCTGCAGCGCTGTGTTGGCCACGTCCTCCGGATTAGCCCCGGTCCCTATTGCTATGTGGCTGAACCCCGCTGTTGATGCCGCCTGCAGGAATGTGGCCACATAGTTCTTTCCAGCCGTGACGATGAGGTTGTCTATTGTCTTGTCGGAGATAACCCGCCTTCCGCGCTTGTGCAGTATGCGGAGGCGCCCGGAGAGTTTCATTTCGTCCCTTTCCATAGGGACTACCCCACGATAATGTCGTATTGCAGCTGGAGTATGTTGCCGCTCACCACAGTAATGGGCCCTATGAGTATCCTGCCGAGCATGTCCCCGCCCGACGTGTTGTTGTTGAAGATGCCGGCTTCCTGGATGGTGAAGCCAGCGGAGAACGTCCAACTCTTAACGAAGCGCACGGTGTCCTCTGTGGTCGTGGTGGTCACATTCGTCACGGTTGCGGCGCCCCTGCCCCCGGCCCCGGTAGTTATCTCGGCTACGAGTGTTTGCTGCGCAGGGTCGTTGGCCGTGGCGCTCGTGCCTATCGCAAGCGCGGAGAATGCCGTGCCCCCAGCCACAGCGCCTATAAGACGCGCGACCTCTGCCTTCCCCACAGTCTTTATCTGATTGGGGGCGGCGCCGCTCTGCAGCACGTTCCCATCCTTGTCCAAGACTTTCCAGCTCACCATGCCCTTCAATTTCATGCCAGAAACGAAGCGCCGGAGCTTCATCATGCCCTCCTGGATGTAGTAGACGATGGGTTGCATGCCCTACCTCTTGCTTACTGCCATCACGCTTACGCGCGTCCCGTTCCTCTGCCCGTACAGGTACACCACCTGCGCTGAGGTCAAGGAACTATTGAACCAATAGAGCTCGTCCATGCTCATGTTCGCCCAGTATGTTATGTTCAGGCCATCCCCGAACGTGAAGTTGGCCGTGGAAGGCGCCAGCACGTCCCCAGGCATGGTCGCGTTGGCCACGCTCACCCCGTTCACGTATATGCGGCTCTCGTTCATGGTCGCGGAGCCGTTGTACACGAACACCCAGTGCGCGAAGGCCCCGCCGTACAACGCGGCCGGCAGCGTGTAGTTCAAGGTGAAATTGGTCGTGTTCCGGATCAGCAGCCAGGACACGTAATACGAGCCGTTGTATTCGTTGAGCTGTATGCCGAACTGTCCTTTGTCGCTCGTTGAGTTGGCGCCTTGGTGGACTATCCAGCTCTTGTTCACAACCCCGTTCAGGCTGAGCCACATGGAGACGCTGAAGCCATCGGTTCTGGAGAGGTTGTAGCTGTCAGAATAGTTTATCCAGGCCGTCGCGTTGGTGTCCACAAGCGAGGTCCCGTTGAATATCTTTCCGGTGCCGAGCTCGGAGTTCCGGAAGTATAGAGGAGTGGAGCCAACGGTAGGGTCGGTGTGGTTCTCATCCCCCTGGTCCATCCTGTGCCACGATACAAGATGGTCCACGGGCATGCTGCCCCCGCTCGTCCAGTTGTTCGTGACCACGATGGTGAACCATCCGAATATAGAGTAGTTCTCCAGGGAGCGATTGTAGTAATTCGTGCCTGCCTGGACCACCTTGGAATACAGCAGGTTCGCCCCGTCGTCATACAGCTTTACCGTGACGTCCGGGCCCCCAAAGGTGTTGTTCATCTGCGCGGTCTTGAGCACTCCATATATGCCCTTGACCGTGACGGCCATGTCCGAGTAGTAATCCGGATTTAGGCCTACATCAGTCCGGTCCCACAGCCGGTACGCATCTCCTGCGGTTGTGGAGGTTTCGGACGTGCTCGCTGCGAAAGAAAATGAAAAGAGCATGAGGAATAGGAATACGGTAGCGCACCGGAAAATTCCTTTTCCTTTCATGTGGATCACAGCGTCCTTCCCAGGATCATGATGCTGCCGGTGTTGTTGGTCCCATCAACGAAGGTGAGCTTCACATCCCCGACAACCGCCCCGGAAGCCCCGGTGTTGAGTTCTACCTTGGGCTGCTCTCCTGCGGCTTCGCTGTTAGTTGCCGGAGCCATGACCACCTGGCCGACCCCACCATGTATTACTCCTGTGGCATCCGTTCCGCCTATCCAGGTCCATATCGAATATCCAAGGTCGCCTATGATGCCTTTCTTCACGAGCGTGGCTGAGAATGCCATGTTCAGGCCTCCTTGTCCTTGGGCTTGGGGAGGATCTTGTCCTTCACCAAGTCAGGGAACGCCTTCGCGGCGTCGGCTATCCTAGCCGCAGCATGCTTCTCGGCCTTCGTCTTGTGGTGTGGCAGCCATTTCTCATGCGGGACCTCTTCCAGCTCGTTGGGATGAGCCGCGAGCAGTTCCTTCGCGTGGTCCTCATTCATGAAGAGTTCCATCCCCTTGTTGACGGAGTTTTCATTACCGAAAAATTGGTAAGTCCCACCGTCTCCAGCATGGTACGATATGTCCCCTTTCTTCTTGTATCTCAGCACTTTTGCCATACACACACCTCTCTCATGCTCAGGCGACTACGTCAAGGTCCCTCGCCTTGCCCTGGATGTTGAACCTCTTGCACTCCAGCTCCATCGCGGAATACAGGACGTGCTCGTTGCCCAGTTTCGCGTGCGCCGGGTAGTTGGCGAGCGTGGTCTCCGCGATTATCGGTGCCTGCAAGACCTTCACGCCGAGCTTTGGCTCCCTGTAAATAGCGTCGTAGCCAATGTCGAGCAGGTAGAGGTTGCTTATCACCGAAGTCCCGGACTTCACGACCTTGTCGGAAGGCGCCACATAGATTGGCCTGCCGTAGAGCGTGGCCATCTCCATTCCGAAGTTCGAGCCTCCGCCCTTCCCATCCTGGGTGGGGTTTGTGCTCGCCCTGAATGGATTGTCGCTCGGTTGTACATACCTCATCTGTGTGCCGTACATGGCGCAGAGGTTGGAATACGTGTCCTCCCCAGTATACCAAACCTGCGTCTTGGGGTCAGCACCTGCCAGCGTGGTGTTGGAAACTAGGCTCCGGACAATCTTGTCAGAGAGTGCCCTGGCCGTGTTCGAGTTGTGGCTCACATACGCATCAGCGTAAGTCGCAGCGGCATCACGGTCAAGGCCATAAATATCTGCATCTCCCGCGGTCTCCCCGCAGTTGGTTATTTCTGCGTAGCTCGAGCACACGCGGTCTATGGATTCGATGTTGTTGGATGCGAGCGTCTCCATGGCTACGTTCATATCCGCATCAAGCGCATACGCGAAGCTCTGCTTGGCCCTTTCCAGGAGTTGTGCCACATCGAAACCGACATCATCCATGGTTCCAGCGAGCAGCCTCTGGCGTTCCGAGTATTCCATGGTTATGGCCTGCTCTTTGATTCCCACCGTGATTTGCGCCATGGTGGGCTTCACGGAATCAGGCACGGCTGCGTTCTCAGCCACGCCAATCCCGGAGTTCTTGAACCTGGTGGTCTGGGCCCTAAAGCCGCTGCGTTTGTACGCGAACTTAGGGAGCAGCCCGAACAGGACCGCACTCTCATTCAGTTGCTGGAACACCGAAGCCCCGAATGTCGCGTTGAAGTACCCTGTCGTAGTAGACAAAATGGGTGCATCAGTCTTAGCGATGTCCCTAATCTCAGCAGGGGACCGCGGGACGTTCCCGTAGTTCTGCTCAATCATTTCCTCCAAGAGCCGTAGGTTTTCTGGGCCGAGCATATTTGTCACCTTTAGTTCTGTTTACCGAGACCTTTCTTCACGATTTCAAGCGTGTCCGCTTTCTTCTCCCCCTTGGCGATTTTCACCGCCTCGTTCGGATTGTCCTTGTCTTCCGGCTTGATTTTCTGTCCGGGCAGGTCATAGGGCATCTGCCCTTCCGGCCTGGGAACCTGAGTCGCCGTGTCTTCCGCTGACTTGTGGATATCCCGCACTTCAGCTCCTGCGCCTTTCGCAATCTCCTTGCCGCATTTCTCAACCCCCGCCGCGGAAGTCGCGGGTGATGCCATCGCAGAGAGGAGCTGTATTATCTTCTCATTCTGCGCGACAATCTGAGTAAGCATTTCCTTGGACCCATCCCCTCCCGCAGGGGTTTCCTGTTTCTGGGCCTCATCCGGTTTTTTTTCATCCGGCTTTTTCTCTTCAACTGGAGGAGTAGGTTCCTTTTTCACAATTTCCTCTTTTTTTTGTTCGGGGGGTTTTTCATCAGCCACTTGCTCACCTACCCGCAGACCTTCACTATCTTTTTTAAGAGTTCCGGTCTTCTCCACGGAGCGCATTATAGTCGCGCAATACGCCTGTGGATTCTCCTTTTCCGGGTTCTTTGCCACGCAATCATCGAAATCTTTGTAGCCTGCAAAAGGCTTTTCGATAGTTTCAGATTTGGCTACGATTTCAGATAATTTCTGTTCCTTGTCCGCTGGAGCATTTTCGTTTTTAGATGGCTCTGAATTCCCATTTTCGATTAGTCTTTTGTGGTCAGAAACCATCTGCTTGATTTGCTCATCCGTGAAGCCCGGGTGCTCCGCGCGTTCCCGGTCAAATTCAGAACTCTCGTCATACCCGCTGTCCTTCGCGATTGAGGTGACGATGGTTGTGGCCCCAGGGTTGGCCGGCTTGGGCGCGAGCGAGAACTCCCAGGGCTGGAACCAGTCCGCCACCCTGCCAGGGCCGGATGCTATCCTCCCAGCGGGTGATATCCCCAGATACCTCTTCATCACAAGTCCGTTCCAGGCTTCATCGTCCGACTGGTAGTCCTTGTAAATCATGCCCTCTATCCACATCGCGGGCTTCTTGTATTTCGGATGCTCCTTCACGAAGCCGTAGTTGATTATTTTTCCGACCACTATGTTGGAATGAATAACGTGCAGGGGAGCGCCGCGCTTTATCAGAGTCGGCATGGATTTCATGAAGACCTCAATCGGCATTATGTCGCCCTGGTTGTCCCTGATTTCGACAGTTGCCCACGTTTTGAAAATTCGGTCTTCCGAGTTGACTATTGTGAAATCATCATCCAGCATTTCCATGCCGCTTAGAATCGAAATCGGGGGGGCGTCTTGCATGGCCTGCGCTCTTCCACATTTTTTTTAAACCCATGCAATCAAAGCGAACCGTACTTTTCGATTGCTTTGTTCATGGCCGGCCGCAGGAAAGGCTTCTCCTTGATGCCCTCCCTGGCTATCTTGCGGGCCACCAGGAACGCGACCCTCCGCGCGTCCTTGGCGGACAGCCCGAACTTCATCCTGCACCACTCATCGAGCACGTGCGGGGGCAGGTTGTGGGGTATGGTTCCGTACTCCACAAAATCGGCATAGGGGGCGTTGTACGTAATGGATTTGGTGAGCCTCTTGGTCTTGTCCACGGTCACGTTTCCGAACAGGTCCCCGCTCACCCCGAAGGAATTGTTTTTGACTATGTTCTGCTGAGATTCGGTGAATATGAAATCTATGATTTCGTTGAGCCGGTCGCTCATCTCATCCTCCAGTATGCGCCTGGTCTCGCGCACGTTATCCTTGTTTATTTCTCTCTGCCTCGCCATCTCAATCCCCAAAATACCGAATAGGCTGGTGCCGGCAGTTTCCGTGCGGTGTCCAATCCCGCACTTCCCATTTAGGATTATACTTGTGGGCCTGCTCTCTCACTATTTCCTTGAGGCGCTGCATGGTGACTCCGTTGCGCGTGAGGCGCTTTATCTCTTGGCATACCTTCGTGCTCCTGCCTGGCTGGTAGGATGGCCCCGCCCACTTGTATAGGTTCTCGCCTTTTGGGTCGTTTATCTTGAACGCGGCCTCTCGAAGTATGGCCCGGATTTCATGGTCCTCGGTTCGTACGATTAAGTTCGCCTGCGCGACAGGGACGTTTCCGGATGCGGTGATGCGCTTGATGACTTCCTGGATGCCTTCCTTGTCGCGTATGCCCCTCACGATTTCCTTGCGCACCTCGTCCGATTGCTTCCGGGTTAGGCCCTTGAACGCACGGCCGTAGATGGCGTCATTAATCAGCTTCTGCTCGGCCTTGGAGGGGATTATGCCCTTGCCTGGCAGCCTGGGCATCCCATCACTTCTGTGGCCTCACTGGGGTGCCATCTCCGGGCAGGGCTACGTCCGGGTTGATTGGCGGTGCAGTCATCGGAGGTTCTTGGGTGGGGTTAGAAGTAGGCTTCTCGCTGAATTTGAATGACCCGTCCGGCTTGCGGCTCACATCGAACCCCATGCTCTGCATGGCCGAGGCATTCGCAATCTTCAGCCCCTCCTTCTGCAACTCCGCCATCTCGTCCCGCTCCTCAACTGGTGCGAGTATCCAATCCCAATCGGTCACTCCTATCTGGTCGAGTACCCATCGGGAAACCTTGTTGTGCACGCTTTGGTTGGCTTCGAGCGCCCTGCTGGAGACCGTGACCTGCATGCCCTCGTTGTTCAGCCCTCCGCTCGCGCTCACATCGTTCTGGAAAATAGGAGATACTCCGAACGGGGCGCCGCACCGGTTTATCATTTCCGTGCGGGCCTCCATGTACTGCATCTCCTCAAGGGAGCGCATGAAATCCAGGTATTCGAACAGCTTATTCGTGTCCGGAGCTGCGGTGCTCGGGACGAAGAGCGGATATACGCTATGCGGATTAGCCGCGGCTTTGGCCAGGAAGTCGTCCCAGACCTTGTTCATGCTGTTGATATTGGACGTCCTCACGAGCAGTATGCCTTTCGGGGATTTCTGCCCGGAATAATATTGCCAGATGAAGTTGTCCATGCTCAGAAGCGTCTTTATTTTTCCGATGACTGTGAGGGCCATCGGGAAGCCGTAGAAAATGGTCTTGGTGTACCTGGTCGTATGGAAGACTTCCCCTGCCAGATAGAATACTGCCTTCTCGCCCTCGGTCTTGAAGTACGCCGGGTACAATCTTTTTCCGCACCCGAGCTCACCGCACTTGTACCCAACCTGCGTCCTGGTCCTGTGCTCGGGGCAGACCAGCATCCTCTGCTCCGAGTAGTAATCATAGCCGGGGCGTCCCTTGCGGTCTATTATCATGCGCAGGTAGAGCGGGTCCCCGCGCAGCAGCTCTACGGGCTTGGCGGACACTATTTCCCCGTCGTCGTTGTAATAATACTTTTTGAGGAACATGATGTAGCCGTT